TTCAAAAGTTCCACTTCTTGCTTCTACTCTTGCCTTAAAAGCATCAGCAGTTGTAACTATAGAAGATTTTTTAACTTTGTTTCTCCCTAATAATATACCTAGTGCTATTCTCATTATGAATTTGCATCTCCATCATGCTCACTATAACCTATTCCAATACCATCACTTAAAGTTATAGAAGTGATTCGCATTAGTAACTGAGTACCTGCAGGCATTGTCGTTTGTAAAGCACTCTCTCCTGTACATCCATCTGCTGTAATAGAACTAATTACTGATTCTACTGGAAAATAAACACAGTAAAAATCTGTTGATGTTTGTGCTGCAGTAGTGAAAACTTTTGTTCCACCACCTTTCCCTAACATTTCAAATAGTAAGGTGTTATCTGTATCGTATCTGCTCATTATTTTTTATTTTTTTTATTATTAATCTGTAAATATTTTTATTATTGCTCCTAAAGTTATGCTATATATAACCCACATTGCTTTTACTAAATTCTTCCTCATCATTGTATTTCTGTTAACTCTAGCAGTAACACCAGTATCAGGATTTAGTAATTTATCTGTTAACATATCTAATTTTACATCTATGTTATCTATTTTATTATTTATAGTATTTATATCTTTTTTCATAGCCACTATTTCTTCTTTAGTTGTCATTAGAACGCTGTTGTTTGAATGTTAGTGTTAAAGTATATTGTAGAACCTGCACTAGATTCTTTAACCATTGGAAATATAATATCTCCTGCTGCTAATGCTGCAGTAGTTATAGTTGTTTCATTTATAGCAATCATCTTGTCATTGCTGTTGAGACCAGTTAAAGCAATTTCATCAATAACTACAGGCTGAAGAGCAGAAGCATCATCTGCTGTTGGAGTTATTTTACATAATGCAAGTGTTATAGTATTAGTGCTATTTGCTGTCATCCAGCCAAAAATAGCAGTAACATTACAGGCTTCAGGTATAATACAACCTTGACCTATTCTAAATGCCTTTGTTACTGTTAAAGTTGTTCCTGCAACAGTTGCAGAAGTATAATCTACAGCCATCTCATAAGGAGACCTATTATCTGCTATATCCTCTCCATAAGTATAATTTGTAGCCCCTGTTAGATACCCTTGCATTTGATAATTAGTAGTTCCCAACAAAGATTTTTTCTGCCACGCTAAAACACCATCAGTATTAACAGAAGAACTCCCTTCTGTTTTGCATAATACTGTGCTATTTACAGCAGTTTCAAGACCTTTTGGATTGTGTCTATTTGCGTCATTTAGGTTTTTATGTTCGTTTGCAGCCATTTATTTATTTTTTAACAGTCATCACAAGGACAGTAATCTTTCCAACTACCATAGTTTCTAACTCGTATGTAGGGTATTGACCTGATTGGTCATCATCATCCATATAATCTAACATATCTTTTAAATATATTTCTGCCTTTCTATATGTATCTTGCTTATAAGCATTTAATTCTGCTGGGTCTATAATACTAGAAAACTCATCTATATTGTGTACTATACCAGCACTTGTACTATTACTTTGTACTTCATTTATAACTTCAAATCTAACAAACCAACACAAACATCTAGTTAAAAAATCATCCATTAAAGTTTGATTTGCTGTTGTTAATGTACCTGCGTGATGTTGTGTTTTTATTTCTTCGTAAAACTTTTTTCCTATAGCCTCTTTTAAATGTGCAAGTTCTGCAAGTAGTATTGTATTATTAGATATTAAAGCAGTATCTGTATTAGCGTTTGTAAAACTATTGCTAATAACTTCTCCTG